ACTTCCGAGATCGCCTCGCTCACCCAGGCCGCGAAGATCGTCAGCGCGCCCTGCCCCACGCCGTTGATCGCAAAGGCCGGCGCCGCACGCGCCTTGAGCATTTTCTTCACGCTGTCGATGATGCCCTGGCGGATCGACGCGCTATCGCCGGCGAGATCCGCGACGGTGAAATCGATCGGCTCCGGGATCGGCGCGACCACGAAGAAATCTTTCACCGCCACCGGCCGCACCGTGTCGACATAGGCGGCGACGGCCGCCACGTCATCGGCATTCGGGAACCCATCGGAGATTGGATCGCCGGTCGCGCGCAGATCGTCCATCATGAAGCGCAGCGTCACCGTGCCGATGCCCATTTCGAGCGGCGACGACCACGCGCGGGTGACGCCGGCGACCTTGTCGGCCCAGGCCACATAATCCTCGGCATCGCCGCCCATCGGCGGCTGCTGGATGCGCTCGAGGACCCGGGCGCGCAGCTCGTCATCCGTCTCGATGTCCGCGCCGCCGTCGAGCTCCACCACGATCGCCTGACTGTCGACGCCCGAGACCGCCGTCACCAGCGAGATACTATCCCCGTCCGCGGCATTTCCGGCTGCGCCCGCGTCGAGGGCGCGGATCGCGACCGCGGTTGGGCCGGTTCCGATGATGACCTGTTCCGTCGTCTCATATTGGATTTGCGTGATGGTGGCCTGCAGCACGGTCCCAGCCGCCACGATGACGTCCAGCGTTCCGGTGAGGGTGACGCTGCCCGAGGCGAAGCTCGCCGCCTTGCGGCCGCGCGAGCCGTCCGCGTTGGTCAGCCAGATTTGCCCGTGACGATCGAGCCATTCAGTCTCGGACGTATCGACCAGCAGCTGCTTGGAGAGCCAATCCAGATAAAGCAGGTTCAGATGCGCCAGGCCCGACTGCTGATCGGTCACCACGCGCAGCACGTTGTTCCCGATCATCGCCGCGCCGGCGAGCGCAGCGGTGATGAAATCGCGACCCATCGTTCGCACGTCGCGCAGCGACGGTGTCGTCCATGGCATGGCTGATGATCAGTCCCACAGAATTTGAAAACGCAGGTCTATCGCCGTCTTGGGGCCGCGGTAGACGATCACTTGCGCATCGATACGATCGCGCCCGTTGCGCTGCGCCGTCACGTCGATCCGCGATGCGATCTTCTTGGTCACGAAGGGCTGCAGGGCCTCGCGGATATAGGATTCCACGCGCGCGATCGTCGAGCCCTGGCTCGCCGCGGCGTCGGTGATCTTGTCGCGCCGGAGAAGCCACAGCCGCGTCCCGATCGGCCAGCCGTCCCAGATGTCCTCGGCATCGAGGTCGCCCCACCAGCCCTTGCGGTCGGTCGAATCCGGATCGGGCAGGATGTCGGTCGCGCCCGCCAGGCGATCGGTGCCCAGCGCCATGATGACCGCGGTCGCGAGCTCCTGGGTATCGTCGAGCGTGCCGAGCGGCGTGAGCAGCCAGTCGATCGACACCGCGACGCGCGGAAAATCCGTGATCTGGACAAGGCGGATATCAGGCATGGCCGTTAGGTCGGGTCGGCCTTGACGCCGATCGCCGACGTGGACCAGCAACCAGAATCGTCGACGAAGATCGCGTTGTTTCCCTTGCGCATGTGGACATGCGTCGAGTCCACGCGCAGCGAATGCGTATTGTCCCCGCGTTGGCACAGTATCTTGTCGCCGGCGATGATGATCCTGAAGGTGCCGGCCTTCTCGTAAATCTCCCAGGTGTTCGACGACTTATCATAATGGCCGACGAGATCATCGCCGACGCGGAATTCGATCCGATTCTTGGTGGCGCGAACCTCGGTGTTGACCGTGTCGCCTTCGTGCTTGAAATTCTCGGCATCAGTTTGCTGCGCCTGCAGCTGCTCGGCCGTGGTCCCACCCTGCGGCATCGGCTGCTTTTGCTTCTGCACGTGGCGCAGCGAGGCAAAACGCGGCGGGCTCTTATCGTCATCGACCGAGAGCAGCGCCGAGAAACCACGGCGAAGCAACGACATCTGCCCGATGTCGTCGTATTGCGCGCTCTCGCCGGGCTTAAGTCCGCGCGGCCGATGGCGCCGATCATCAATCGACGCGGCAACCGGATGCGAGCGGTTGCCCCCGACGTAGACCATGAACGCTTCGGCCCCTTTGCCGGCCAGGTTTCCGGCGTCGGAGCCCGATTGGTTAGGCGGCAGGATCACCGAGCTGAAGCCGAAATTCTGCCAGCGCTCGATCTTCTTGCGCGCTTCCCCGCGCATCAGACTGCCGGCCATCGTCTGCATCAGGTGAAAATCCTGCACAGAATCGACGGTCGCGCGCGAGGCCCCGTGATAGGCGCGAAATCCGGTGTCGAGCGGCGTCAGCCGGTGCATGCGATCATGACCCTATGGATTTGGAATGGCGCGCCCGGGCGGCCCGGGGATATTCGCGGCCGACAGGTCGAGATGGCCGTTCAAGAACCAGGGCAGCACAAGATCGAGCGTCGTGATGGTGCCGCTTTCCGAACTCTGGCTGAAGGTCGCATTCTGGATCGACAGCGGATCGTTGAGCATCAGCATCGGCGACGTCACTTGCGCGGTCGACCCGATGCGCCAGAGATCGGCCTGTGACGGCCGCAACCAGCCTTGAACCGTGATCTGCGCCGTGACCTCCGTGCCCTGGTGCCACCGCGCCTCGAATTCGGCCCGGCGCTGGAGCTCGGGCAAGGTCACCGGCTGCTCGCTTGGCGTCACGATCGCGCTGGGCTGATTGTCGCTGCCGCCGACTTGCGCTTCCTGCTCGCTTGCGTCCGTACCCCAGCGCTGATCGGTGCCGTGCACCTGCCCGATCGCGGCATATTGGGCATAGATGAATTCATTCGAGATGACGCAGTTCGCCTTGAAGATGTTCCCGCCCTCGATCAGGGCATCCTCGACCGCAACGTCATGGTCGCCGATCGCCGTCAGGCTGTTGGTGGTGGGCGGCCCGGCCCCGATGATGATGCCGCGCATGCGCGCCAGGCGCTCGAGGAACGACCACACCGGCTCGCCCGGGTGCGTCTGGCAATTCTCGAACGGCGTTTCGTCGAGCGTGCCGACCACGTTGAGCGAGCCGCCGAAGCGCGCCAGCTCGGCGCGCGCGATCGCCGACCAGGAATAGCCGTCGTAGTTCGCCGGCTTGACCGACGACTTGGAGATGATCCACGACCAGCTCTTGCCAATCAGCTCGATGCCGTGGCGTTCCGCGTCATAGGCGACCTGCCGCTGGGTGATGAAGCCGCTCATCGCCAGGATCCCGGCGAGAAAAATCTCGCACTTGTCGCCCGGCTTGAACTGAAGCTTGGTCCAGAACGGCGGCAGGTCCTTTTTCTCGGCCGCCGTGAACTTGAAGATGTGGAAGGCTTCGGCGTAGCGATGCTGGACCATCACCGAGGTCCAATCACGAAACGTCGAGCCGTTCACAACCAGCTCGGCTACTTCTTCGGGACGCGGCATCGTTCAGGCCGACAGCGCCTGGCCCGACGACGGGCAGAAGGCCGGATGCACGATCTTGTTCTCTCCGACCAGCTCGTCGGACCGGCTGGCGTCGGCATAGATGACCTGCGCCATGGCGAGCGCCGGCAGGCGCGTCGGGAAACTGTAGGCGACCATGCGCGGCAGCGGGCGCTCGGTGTCCGCCAGATGGCGCACGATCGCGGCATGCAGCGCGATCAGGGCGCGATAGTTCGCGGCGTCCTTCTCATCCGCCGCCGACGTCTCAGCGCCATCGAAGGCAGCATTGAGTCGCGTCATGACGCTCGCAACATCTTGCTGAGACGTGAAGGCCAGCGCGGCGGCCACGCGCGCGGTCTGGGCGAGCGAGAACCGAAGCGCCGCCTGCACCACGGCGATCGCGGCAAGCCCCTGGGGCGCCTCCGCCAGCAGCGCAGCCCGCACCCGATCGTAACCCGCAAGATCAGCCCCGGCCGCGGTCGCCTGGGTGAAGCAGGCGAGCAGCGGCACCGACAGCGCCGCGCCGCGCACATAGGTTTCGGCGTTCGCCACCAGGTCGCCGCAGGCGCGCCGCAGATCAGCGCCGGCGCGCCCGGCATTGCCCGGCACCGTCGTGAGCAGCGCGATCGCCAGCCGCCCGATGATCGCGACCGCTTCGTCGATCTCGGATTTGGTCATAGGCTAAGCTGCTCATCGAGCTGGGTGGACGCCACCGCGTTCATCTGGGTGGCGAGCTGGCCGACAACGGCCCTGGTCGCCGTCGTCAGCGGCGCGAAGGCCGGCGTGCCCGCTTCGGTGAAGTCCATCTCGACGACGCAATAGCCGCCCTTTTCGCGCGAGGTCTGGATGCTGAAGTTGCCGCACAGCACCTCGATCGGCGCCGCCCGCCAGGCGAAGGGCAGGATGAGCGTGCCGGCGCCCTCCGCCTCGAGCGCGTCGATCAGCCGATCCTTTTCGTCAAGATAGGTCGGCCCGATCAGATAAGCGGTGATCTGGAAGCGCCGAATACGCCGGCCCATGTCCTCGGTGTAGGGCTCATCACGCTTGGGAAACTCGAAGGGTACGATGCGGCGGCCGCCCGCGCGCACGTCGGTGTCGACCTTGAATCCGACGCCGCGAAAGCTCGCCGGCTGGAAACGGTCGCGCCAGGGATTGTGCAGGTCCGAGATTTGCATCGATCACGGCCCGCCGGATTTGCCGAAGGATTCCAACGGCCCTTGCGCGGCCGGCGTCATCTGTGTCGCCCGGTTGATCTGGACGTCGCGGAAGAGACCATCGGCCTCGGCGCCGACCCTGGTGCCCTTGGGCGCGTTCACGTCGACCGTGATCTTGGCCGAGCTTTCGCCCGCCGGGTTTAGCTGGCCGCGCAGAGACTGGTCGATCCGGTTGCGCTCCGCGATCGCCCGCGCGGCCTCCGCGCCGACGCCGGGCGCGATCTCGAAATGCCCGCGATCGGGATTGCGAAAGGAGCTGCCCGGGCGCAGGCCCCACTTGCGCGCCAGCGCCTCTTCCGCCGCGATGCCGCCCGGCAGGCCGCCGGTGACCACGTTGCGGCCGATCTGATTGATGTCGATCGCGCGCCCGCCTTCCTTGGCGTGCTCGCTCAGCGTGTTGGTGCCGGCGATGTTGCGATAGTTGAACCCGCCCAAAGATTTCACGTTGCCGCCACTGGCGACCCAGTCGTCGAGGAAGCCCTGGAAATTCGATGAGTAGGCGCCGCCCACCGTTGTGCGCGATCCGCCGGCGCCGATATTGCCGCGCCCGCCACCGCCGCGAAACATCGAGCCTTCCGCCGCC